ACCCACGCTGAATAAGTGCCGCTTCCCTCAACCGAGAGAACGTTGACGACCATCGCGCCAGTGCCGCTGTTGTACGAGTCAATCTCGCCGTGCATATGGTTGGCGACGTCGTAGCTGACAATGACGGATTGGTTGACGGTGTAGGACAAGCCAGTCGGAACTGTCAGGCTCTTCGAGCCAGTGCCGATCGTCAGGCTGCTCGTGCTGCTCGTCTGGTACTTATCGCCAGCGGCGCCAGTTGCGCCGGTTGCTCCCGTCGCTCCAGTAGGACCCTGGATGCCTTGCGGTCCCTGAATGCCCTCAGGACCTTGCGGCCCCGTTGCACCAGTCGCACCAGTTGCACCTTGCGGACCTGTAGGTCCAGTCGCCCCAGTTGCGCCAGTGTCGCCAGTGTCTCCCTTGTCACCCTTGACGCCCTGAGGACCAGTTGCGCCCGTCGCACCAGTGGCACCAGTTGGACCTTGTGCGCCTGTTGCGCCAGTTGCACCCGTCGCCCCCTGTGGCCCAGTGGGTCCGGTTGGACCAGTTGCACCAGCGGCGCCCTGCGATCCCTGCGGTCCTGGTGCCTGAACGACAAGCGCGGTGCGCGTGTCGTTGATCGAGATGATCTGCTGCGTCAGGTCAACTTCTACGGTCATCGCGTCACCTCAGGTGAAACTGTTGCTGCTCCTTGCAAGAGGCGCGTCACCACGCCGCCTGCGCTCACGAGTTCAAGGTCGTAGACGCCGCTGAATGGCGCGGTCAGTGCAGCCGTGGTCGTCGCCGAGATGAGGATTGCAACCGTGCCAGCCGCTCCGCCGAGCGTAATGCCAGCGGCATTCGTCAGGCTCACGATGCTCGTGGCAGACGAGTAGGTCTCGCGCACCTGCATCCGTGCCGTGTAGCCGGTCAGGTTGATTGCGGTGCCAGCCGAGTCCTTCCAAGTGATCGTCAGCTCAAAGGTTGCGCCCTGGTTGATGGTGATGTCAAAGCGATTGCCAAGTGCCATTAGCGAGCCAGCCCTTCGCGCTTGCGGTATGCCTCAAGCAACACTTGAGATTCAGGGTGCAGTGCGCGTGTCTGTCGGATAATGCCGCCGAGGTCTTGCGAGCCGATCACGCCAAACGGCGAGGTGCGGCTTGACCAGACTGCGCCGGCTTGAATAATTGCTGCCTGCTTCACGGCGCTTGGCACTGCGGGCCATCCGAAGACGCCGACCACCTTGACGCCGCGATAGACGTCGCGTGGGAAGTTGCGCGGCCAGTTGACCGACACGTCAATCTCGTTGTACGGGAACCCATCAAGCGCGGCATTGCCAGGCGCGAGGTTGTAGTCCGTGTCCACCGTCCACGTCGTCTCGTAGGTGCCGTTGCCGTCGTCATCCGTCTGCAACGTCGTGATGCTTACAAGGTCGTCAATCAGGACGTACTTGTAGTCGGTTGCCGTGTAGTAGCGCGTTTGTGTCGCTGTGCCAAAGCCGTTCTTGCGATCGGTGTAAAGGTCAATGAGTGCGTCGGTCGCATCAAGGACAGACTGCAGCGCCGTATCGTCAGAGCTGTCGCTGATTCCGATTGCAGCCTTGAACTCGGCGAGACTTGCGTATGACATTTAGATGCCTCCGACTGACAAGACGGTAAGGATTTGACCATCGTTCTCGGCGATAGCATAGAGCGTCTGTCGCTCCATTAGCCGGATTGTCACGTGTTCGCCCTTGCGTAGCACAAAGCCATTGGCAAGCGTCAGGTCTGAAGAGCCAACCAACACGTCCTTTGAGTTGCCAGCAAGTGCGTGAAGGTGAACCTCGGTGCCGGCAACGCGAGCCTCGACAACGCTGGCAGCCGCAGTCCCCACGCTCATCTGCCTAGACGCAAGATACTGAGTCACTCGTCTTCTCCCTTTTCCCGCTCTCTAAGCGGCGTTCGTTTCACGGTGGCTGTATTGCCCCACCTGACCACAATGGCGCGCTCTACGTGGCTCGTAGGTGCCTCTGCGTTGATTTTAGCAGCGCCCTTGCGCCCTAGTTTCTTCAGTCTCTTCCAGATGTCCATTTCCCCTCCTGAAGCGAACAGGGAGCCGAGCCGAAGCCCGACTCCCTGCTGCTCAACCTAGTTGCCTAAACGATTAGGCGACGTTGGCTGACTGGTACGACTTGACGGCGCTTGCCTGAGCAAGGCCTGTCGCGCCACGGACTTCCACCTTGTAGGAGATCAGGCCGAGGTTCCACGCAAACTCGCGGGAAACTTCAACGCGGACTCCGCCAACGAGAGCCGTGTAAATCTGTCCGAGGTCACCGAACAGGATTGCGCCTGCGGTGTTGTCGGTCAGGTCAATAAGCGCTGCGCTGTAGATCGGCGCTCCGAGGAGTCGATCTGGCGCATTCGAGTCACCTGGTCGGAAGATTGGCTGTCCAGCCGTATCCACGAGACCAGTCACAACGCCGAGCGTCGTGTCGTTCATCAACCAACCAGCCTTTGGTGCGCGTCGGTACGCCTGGTTCACAGACGCCTTCAGCTTCGCAAGGTCGGTGAAGGTTGGGTTCACTGAAACGGTGCCTGAGCCAGTTGCGCCGACGTTGGCAGCAGCGGCAACAGCGGTACCAGCGAAGGCACCGTGAGCAACTGCGACTTCCGCGCCGCACTTCTCGGCGATCATCGCGCTCAGGTCAAAGGCTGCGTCTTCGGCAAGCTCTTCGGTGACCTGAATGATGGTCGCGTACTTGACTGGCGTGAGGGACAGCGCGCTGAGCGTTCCGTCCGACTCACCAATCGTGCCAGCCTCAGCAACTGAACCAGCGGTTCCAAGAGCCGTGACTCGTGGGAACTGGATGTTGTTGCCGGTGCTTGTGCGAACGACCGTGACGATCGCTGGGTCAATGAATGGGTTGAACTGTGCCGCAACTACGTTCACGCGGTCAGCGATGGTGACTGGGTTGCCCAGGCCAGTGCTGCGCGAGACATCGCGGTACTCGAACGTCTGCGACCCGCCCAAGCGAGCGAGTGCGCGGAGTTCGTCGTTTGAGCCTTCGCTCTTCTCAACCTTTGGAGCGATCGCCGTTGCGAACTCGGCTCGCACTGCATCAGCAGCGGAGCGTGCTTCACTGGCTTCCTTCTCCGAACGAATCGCGGCCGCAACCGTTGCAGCCTCTGAAGTGAGCTTCTCAAAGCGAGCCTGTGACTCGCCCTCAAGCGCTTCGCCCTTCTCGGCAAGGTCGGTCACGATGGACTGAGCCTCGGTCAAGAGGGAAGCACGCTTCTCGTGTAGCTTCCTAACGTCTGACATTTCTGTCTCCTTGTCTTGATTTGATTTCCACAATGGTGCGGCTCACCGAGCGGGATGGTCTTGCGCGGACTCGCGTACTAGCGCGGTGGGGCGCGACCTCGTGGCTGTTAGAGCGATTCCGATTCCATCTCGGCAAGCAGCAACTTGGCGCGAGCGATGGATGCGTCCACCCCTGTGCGCTTCGGAGCCAACTTCTCCGTGACGGTCTCGATCACCTCGACGTCCTGTTCGGTCAGCGGTTGCGCCGACTTCAAGGACTCGATGGCTGAGATAAGCCGGTCGCCGTCAACGCCCATTCGGGACGCGACCTTGCGAACGGAGGTAAGACCCAGCGTCGCTGGGTATGCGGGAGTCTGCCCTGCGGAGAGGACGCTCACCTCGAAGAGATTGACTTCGCGCAGCGTGCGCGTGTCCTCGTCCCACTGATCGCCGTTCTTTGGGATCGTGAAGCCGAATGACATTCCCATCGCCGCAGCCTCGTGCGTCAACTTGCTGATCACGCCAGCGGCGTCTGGATCGGCTGGATCAAGGCGAGCCTCAACCTTCAAGCCGCGCTCGTCTTCGGTAAGTGCAAGACGGCCGCTCGCGGTCGTGGCGAGTGCGCGCGTCTCGTCGTGTCCAAAGAGGAAGGAGACAATCTTCTTGCCGTCAGCAACGCGGCTCAGCGTGCGTCGGAACGCGCCTGGCGCAATCACTTCGGTGAACGGCAGACCTGACGACGGTGCGCCAAAGAGCGCGGCGTAGCCGGTAAATGTCTTCTGTCCGTCCTCGCCTTCGGTGACGGTGAACTCGCCCATCGGGAGCGCGCGCGTTTCAAGTTCTTTCACGTCAAACCTCTCTTCGGTTTCAATCGGCGCGAGAACGCCGTCCGCCCATTCTAGGACGCGATCTGCGCCATTCTCTGCTGTGGGATCAACGCCCCACAGATACGCGGCGACAGCGCCTGGGCCTGGGAAGTCTTCGTCGTCTGGGTTGTTGTTGCGAGCCACGTCTTCCCAGTCAATGCGGTGGCGGAGAATCCACGCGCGCATCCGCGTCACCTTGTCATCCTCGACTTGCCCAGCGCGGAGCTGGCGTGCCTCTTCAACCGTCTGGTCGGTCAGCCCGTCGCCGCCGTAGCCGTTGCGCTGGTAGGTCAGGCCTTTCTCGGCTGCAATCTGAATGTATTGCGGCACGTCAATCAGGACGCGCGTCTCGTCATCGTCTTCGCCACTGTCGTCCGCTTGCCACGCATTGCAGTAGTGATCGCCGCGAACATACTCATCCCATCGCTCACAGAAAGCCTTTTCGTCTTGCACGTTTGCTTCGTTGTAAAACAGGCAGTTGCCACAGGCGCGACCTTCTGGCACGTCAGGCGAGAGCGCTGGTCGGTAGTTGTCAGGGAGTGCGCGCTCGCCGCCTGGCTCAATGCCTTCGGCAAGCGAGACCGCAACCATCTGCTCGATGGCGGCTTCTTTGGTTTCGTGGCAGCCGATCACTTCGCCGTCGTCTTTGATCGTCGCCCAGCCGCTGCACCCTGCTGCGGTATCCGTGATGAAATACGGCATTACTCTGTTGGCTCTTGCCCAACGACGCCGATGTTGAGCGGCTTCCAATACTGGTTGCCACCGTCAATCGGTGCGCGGTCTTCTAGCGCACGAACTTCGTTGATGTTCAGGAAGCCGTTGTTCAGCGCCGTTGCGTAGGAGTTGTATCGCTCCTGCGTCGTTGCGCGCAGCAGGCCGTCAAGTGTGAACTTGAGGAAGGTCTGCTCTGCACCTGGAACGATGCGCTGGAACGCAGCCTCAAGGCGCGCGATCATTGGTCCGAGTCCGAGTCGCAGCCACTCAATGCCGAGCAACTCAACCGATGCGTAGGACGTGTTGCCGCCTGGGTACTGAAGCATATGCAGTGGGATTCCGTAGATGCGCGCAATGGCTTCCACGCCGTAGTGCATCGTCTCCACCAACTGCAGGTCGCTGATCTTTGCGCCGAGCTGCTGGTAGTCCGCGCCGCCTGTGAGGACGGCAACGCGCCACGCCTTGTCAACACCACCGTGTCGGCGACCGAAGCCGGTGCGAAGTGCCTCTGCCTGATCCTGCGTCAGTTCACCTGGAACCTTGATCAGTCCGCCAACGCTTGCATTGTTCTCGTAGAACTTTGCGCTAAAGATTTGCGTGGCGCTTGCCAGTCCGAGCGTCACCTTGTGATGCTCGATCGGCGACAGTCCGCGATGGTTCTCGCCAGTGGCGAAGAGCGGGATGTGAATGATCTCTGCGGTCGTCAGCGTGATCGCGCCTTCAAGCGTCTCGATGTAGTAGAGCGGCTCGCCCATCTCGCCCGTCCGAATCTCCACCTTCTGTGGGTCAAGGA